CGAGGGCATCTATATACAAAACCAAAACAACCTAAGTACCTGGTGTAGTAAGTGCTGCTGATACAGTAGAGTTTACTGATGGAGCAAGGGCAGCTTCTGCACCTGTGAAGGTTAAAGTGTAACCACTTCTATCACCTATCGCCGTACCTGTACCTGCGCTACCGCCTGTAAGGTCTAAGCCTCTTTGTTTGCCTAAGTACCAGAATGCGCCATTGTTATCTTTGGCTACTGCTACTAATGTGTTTTGAGCCAACAACAAGATTTCGTTTCTTGTGTTAGTTTGAAGTTTGTTTAATACTATGGTCAATTCAGGAGCATAAAAAATAGTTCCGTTTTCTACACTTGCATTAACATTCTCAACTAATTGAGAAGTGCCTTTTACAAGTTCGTATTTGAAAAACTTTTTACCAGATGCTTTTACAAGTGCGGTAATAACACCACTTGCTTCTGTTGTAGAAGTAACATCTGCTGCTGCTATGAAATAAACCTCAGTAATACCGCCTAAACTGTCTTTACAATCTAAGCTATAATTTTGAGTTAAAGCGCAAGGCATATTTTAAAAATTAATTAGTTTAAAAAATGGGTAGGTATATTTCAACCTACCCGATAAATTATGCAAGAATAAACTTCACTACTTCGTCAGGGAAGGCAATTTTTACACCCATCTTAAATTCAGATACAAATCTAATTTCATCACTTTCTTTTGCGAAGAAGATTTCGTAGCGCTCTTCACCATTCAAAAGGTCTGTACCTAAGAACATATTAGATAAACGCATAGCGTAAACCTTGTTAGTTCCGTTAAGACCTGCAACTGCAATAACTTTGATTGAAGTACCAGGAAGTACAAATTCACTATCAGCTTTTACATCTACGCTATAAGAGAAGCTATTAGCATTCTTAAGAGCAACAGTATAAGTTCTGAATAAATCTTGACCGCAAAAGATAGTCATATCGTCAGCAGCTACAACTTGTGCAGGGATTGCTTGGTAAACACCATCAAAGATAGAGATTACGTTAGCAGCAGTAATAGTAGATAAAGGCGCACCACTAATAAAAGTAGAAGCGTTTGCAGCAACAACACCTGTGGCAGCACCGATTAACTTAACAAGACCATCGAACTTGTTTAAGTTTACGTTTACACTTGCAGTGTCTCCTTGCCATAAAGAAGTCTCTAATTGAGCAGCAATAGTAACCGCTTTCTTTTCAGAATACTCTTGCTCAAAAGGAATAGAGTCATACATAGACCCTGTTGGTAAAGCTTTCTGAAGGTACTTTGCTTCTAAATTTTTAGGGCAAAGCGCTTCGTTAATTTTAATCTTACCCGGAGTTACAGTTCTTTGAGTGAAAGTTGTAGAGCCAGAAGCAGAAAAACCACAAGCAGCACCATCTTGGAAGATAGCGTCAGTTTGCATAATGTTAATCTTCTCGCTTGACTTTACGCCAACCATAACGTTACCAGCGCTCTTAATAAGAGTCGCAGTTTTTGCGCCTAATACAGAAGAAGTCACTAATAGTGCTTCGTTTTCTTTTGTATAGTTTGCTAATGCAGATACATCAAATCCCATTTTATTTTATTTTTATTTGTTTAATAAAGCGTTTCTAAATTTTTCTAATCTTTCGTACTTCATTGCGTGTGTAGTAACGTTAGCAGAAAAGTTTTGTTTTGGTTGCGCAATAGGTTCAGCGTTAGGTGTCTTAGTAAGTGCCTCTATAAGTTCAGCTACTTGACTAAAGCCATTCTTAACTTTTGCCTCTAATTGTGCTACTTGTGTTTTAAGACCTTCGTTTTCAGCTACTAAGTTTGCGATTTCGTCAGCCATTTTCTCGTCTATTTTTTTACCCATTTCAGCAGGAGTTTCGTCAGCTTCTTTAGCTTCTGCTTCTGGTGTTTCAATAGATACTATTTTAGCAGCTTCGTCTAAAACAATCTTAGTTCCATCAGCTAATTGGTGTTCGCCCATTGGAGCAGGACTTCCGTCTGCTAATGTAACATCGCCACCGATAGCAAGTTCGCTAATCATAACCTTTGTACCATCCATAAGGCTATATTCAGCGAACGTAACAGGTACTTCTTCTACAACAGGCTCAGGAGCAGGAGCTACTACCTGTGGCATATCTTCGAACAAAG